GGCGGCATTTCGCAATCGGTACACTGGCATATTATACACAATAGAAAGCCTTGATTTTCCTCTATATTCTGTAGTTTTAGCCGCTTGATAATAGTCACACTATGCGGTAATATGTAACTACCGAAAGAGGTGCGGGTGTCCGGTGGACACCTCTGCCGAAGGCAGAAGCACCGACCGAGGCGACAGCCGAGACCAAAGCCCCACGGAAAACAACGAATTACGGAGGAAAACACCATGAAAGAAATCAAGATTTTTGAACAGGCAATGCACGAGGACAACGAGTTCTTCAGAACCCACCAGCTGAACCTTACGCTTTTCACCGCCTACCGCCAGCAGAAGCACACAGGCAATGAGCTGATCGACTTCTCCGAGGTGGTCTGGGAGGAGGACATTGCGGCAATCAGCGAGTTCCTCAAGGCGGAGGGCATCACGGAATTCACGATTTCAAGCACCTTCAGCAGCCTGATTCAGACCCTTGCAGAATTCGAAAAGCACGGATTCCGCATGAACAGCTTGACCGAGGTCACTGCCAACTACACGGACTTCACCACCGGAAAGCTGAAGGTTGTACCTGCCATCAGAATGAGACTGAACTAAGCAACAACGGCACAGCCCCTTTCGGGGCTGTGCCGAAAATAAAGGAGAATCGATATGAAAATTCTTGTAATCGAGCCGGGCAAGCACCCGTATGAAAAGGACATCGAGCATACCCTCGAAAATCTGCAGAGCATTGTCGGAGGACACATCGAAGCTGTGTATCCCTTTGAGGATGAGGTGGCTCTTGTTTGCCACGAAGAAGCACTCTTCGACCCTGCACAGCAGTGGAACAGAATCATCAATCCGCACATGGTTATCAAGGGCACATTCTTCCTCTGCGGACTTGGGACGGAAGATTTCACTGATCTGCCGGATGACCTTCTGGAAAAATACAAAAAGCATTTCTGGGATATTACCCATTTTATTCCCACGCCGAACGGTCTGCTACCCATCACGGTGCGTGACATTATGCAGGCGGAATAGCCGCCACGTTGCTCCGTGTGGCGAGGCTGTGCCATTGCCGTAAACTTATCCCCAAATGAATACAAGCCCTCAGAACGCAACTGTGGCGGTCTGGGGGTATTGTCACATATACACGTCTATTGGGGTGTATTTTTGCCCTATATTCTGTAGTTTTAGCCGCTTGATAAAAGTCACATTATGCGGTAATATGTAACTACCGAAAGGGACAAAGCCCCACGGAAAACAACGAATTTTGGAGGATAAGAAAATGGTAAGTTACGGAGTTGCAAAGGCAAGAGCGATGGCAAGCAAGAGAAATTGGAATGAGGAAGAATACACTTCCAAGGCAATCATCACCTGGGCGGACAGCGAATGGGAATACGAGCTGGAAATCGACAACGAGGACATGGACGAGGATTTCGAAGCCTGGGTTGAAAAGCACGCCGAGGAGCTTGCAAAGGAAGCCGCCGAGGACGAGGGCACGACCTTCGAAGAAGTCATCGGAATCAACTACGAGTACGACTACATCGATGACGACGAGGCTTTTGAAAGGGACTACGAAGCCTACGCCGAATTCGAATGGGAGTGCAGAACGGGGAGATAACCTCCCCGGCACAAGCCCCGCAGCCGCCAACACGGCGGCTTGTGAGGGGCAGCAACGATAACAATGCCCTGCCGAAAACGGCGGCACAGTGAGCGTTTGTGGGTAAACAGGAGCGTCAATGATATGCACAAATTCAGCCCCTCATCTTTGTCACATTTATTATCCGAAACACCGTTGACTTATCGCCGGAAAGACGGTAATATACATTATGCCGAAGGGCGAAAGCAACGAAAATACGGAGGTTTTACTATGTGGCACGAAGGGACAATCAGAATCGGCAGGAGCATTTTCCATTACTGGGTGAAGCACTACGATGAGCCGAGCCATTTCGGGATCGGCAACGGCAGAATCAGCAAGCTGATGCTGAAACGCAATGGCAGAATCGTATACAACTACGACCGTGGCGAGGACACCAAGGCAATCGACAGCGACACCGAAAAGGCACTTGCAATCCTGATTCGGGATTACAATTAACCATTTTCTTATCCAAAATATATCGGGAAAGGCTCTGCAGCAATGCGGAGCTTTTCTCTTGAAAGGAGGCGGTCATTTGAAAAAGCTGAAAAAATACACACCCACAGAATTCATGGCAGACGATTCCCACTATGACAAAGCCACCGCCGATTACGCAGTCAACTTTATCGAATGCCTCTCCCACACCAAAGGCACATGGGCAGGAAAACCATTTGAATTGCTGGACTGGCAGGAGCGAATCATCCGTGATTTGTTCGGCGTTCTGAAACCCAACGGCTACCGCCAGTTCAACACAGCATATATTGAAATTCCGAAGAAAAACGGTAAATCTGAGCTTGCCGCCGCCATTGCCTTGCTGCTCACCTGTGGTGACGGCGAGGAACGTGCGGAGGTCTACGGCTGTGCCGCCGACCGACAGCAGGCGTCCATCGTTTTCGAGGTTGCCGCCGATATGGTGCGGATGTGTCCTGCACTGAATAAGCGTGTGAAAATTCTTGCATCACAGAAAAGAATTGTCTATATGCCGACCAATTCTTTCTATCAGGTGCTTTCGGCAGAAGCGTACAGCAAGCATGGCTTTAACATCCACGGAGTTGTGTTCGATGAGCTGCATACCCAGCCAAACCGAAAGCTCTTTGATGTTATGACAAAGGGTTCCGGTGATGCCAGAATGCAGCCGCTGTACTTTCTTATCACCACGGCAGGCACGGATACCAATTCCATCTGCTATGAACAGCACCAGAAAGCCAAAGACATTCTTGAGGGCAGAAAAATTGACCGGACGTTCTATCCGGTCATTTACGGTGCGGAGGATGATGCCGACTGGACTTCTCCAAAAGTCTGGAAACAGGCGAACCCCTCTCTCGGCGAGACTATCGGTATGGAAAAAGTAGTCGCCGCCTGTGAATCCGCAAGACAGAACCCCGGTGAAGAAAACGCTTTCCGACAACTCCGTCTGAACCAATGGGTAAAACAGGCTGTCCGCTGGATGCCCATGGAAAAATGGGATGCCTGCAACTTTCACTTTGATGCATCGGAACTGGAAGGGCGTGTCTGCTACGGCGGACTTGACCTTTCATCGACTACGGATATTACGGCTTTTGTGCTTGTGTTTCCTCCAATTGACGAGGACGATAAATACTATATCCTGCCGTTTTTCTGGCTGCCGGAAGATACACTGCCGCTCCGAGTCCGCCGTGACCATGTGCCATATGATATATGGGAACGACAAGGCTATCTGCTGACGACCGAGGGCAATGTTGTCCACTACGGATTTATCGAGAATTTCATTGAAGAATTGGGGCAGCGTTTCAATATCCGTGAAATCGCCTTTGACCGCTGGGGCGCTGTGCAGATGAGCCAAAACCTTGAGGGACTTGGTTTTACTATGGTACAGTTCGGGCAGGGCTACAAGGATATGTCGCCGCCGACCAAGGAACTTATGCGTCTGACGCTCAACAAAATGATTGCTCATGGTGGTCATCCGGTGCTGAGATGGATGATGGATAACATTTTCATCAAACGTGACCCAGCCGGAAATATCAAGCCGGACAAGGAGAAATCCACGGAGAAGATTGACGGTGCGGTTGCACTGATTATGGCTCTTGACCGTGCGGTGAGGTGCGGTGCTGGGGATTCGTGGACAAGTATTTATGATGAGAGGGAGTTGTTGGTGTTGTGATTGGCTCGACAAACTGGGAGTGGTAAGTAAGACTCTTTGCTTTGTAGAAAACAAATTATCTCTCAAAAAATGCGAGTAAGTATATGACTGTCATACCAATGGATAAGAATGCAAACACTACTGTTAATACGCAATAAGTCAGAACCGCATTTTTTATATGTTGTTCTGAAAAGGCGAATATTTTCGGATTGCTTTTAGGAAATATAACAGTAACTTTATCGCCTTTATCTATTCTGAAATCACATGCACAAATCATTTTACCACATATCTGTTCCCCGTCAACAGTATAGACTGCCTTGGCGTATTTTCTTGTGAAATAAGTTCCGTTCGACGTACCAAATGCCCAGATGATTTCTGCCCAACATTGTATATATGCGTTTGCTTTGACATCACGGCGAAATTGCAGTGCAAATTTTAGGCAGTATGCATTTTTTGCCCAGAGCAATACAAACAGAACTGGTAACGCTATATCATTCACTATGATCACCCCTGTTTATTCACAAAATTCTTGGTTTGTGAAGCCTATACCCCACACTATTTTATAAATTATACCACATCCCCATTGAAAAAGTCAACCGAAAGGAGCGTGATCCCCATGAGCATTTTCAAAGGACTTTTCAAAAGCCGAGACAAGCCTCGGAACAACTACAACAGCCCCAGCTATACCTACTTCTTCGGCAGAAGCACTGCCGGAAAGAGCGTCAATGACCGCACGGCAATGCAAATCATCGCAGTTTATGCCTGCGTGAGGGTGCTTTCCGAAGCCATCGCACAGCTGCCGCTGCACGTTTACGAATACACCGACAAGGGAAAAGAGCGAGTGCCGAAGCACCCGCTTTACTTTTTGCTCCATGATCAGCCGAATCCCGAAATGACGAGTTTTGTGTTCCGAGAAACGCTGATGTCGCACCTGCTGATTTACGGCAATGCCTACGCACAAATCATCCGGAACGGCAGAGGTGACGTCATCGGACTGTATCCGCTGATGCCGGATAAGGTGCGTGTTGACCGTGACGATCGCGGCAGGCTCATTTACCGCTACAGCCGGTACGACGAACACAACCCGAATTTCAGGCAGCAGGGCGAGATCATTCTGCCAATGGAACAGGTGCTGCATATTCCCGGCTTGGGCTTTGACGGTCTGGTCGGATACAGCCCCATTGCAATGGCGAAGAACGCACTCGGTCTGGCGGTCGCCTGCGACGAATACGGCGCATCGTTCTTTGCCAATGGTGCATCGCCGTCAGCGGTGTTGGAGCATCCGGGCGTGATCAAGAATCCGGAGCGTGTGCGTGAGGCCTGGCAGCGGGCTTACGGCAGCAGCAATGCGCACAAGACCGCCATCCTCGAAGAAGGCATGAAGTACACGCCGATTTCCATTCCGAATAATGAGGCGCAGTTCCTTGAAACCAGAAAGTTTCAGATCGAGGAAATTGCCCGCCTGTACCGTGTGCCGCTGCACATGATCGGCGACCTCGACCACGCCACCTTCTCCAACATCGAGCATCTGTCGCTCGAATTCGTAAAATACACCCTTGATCCGTGGCTGGTACGCTGGGAACAGGGACTACAGAAGGCGCTTCTTTCGGATTCCGAAAAGGGGCGCTATTTCATTAAATTCAATGTGGAAGGTCTGCTGCGTGGAGACTATGCAAGCCGTATGCAGGGCTATGCAACTGCAAGACAGAACGGCTGGATGTCCGCAAACGATATCCGTGAGCTGGAGGACATGAACGCAATTCCCGATGAGGAAGGCGGCAATCTGTATCTGGTGAACGGCTCGATGAGCCGCCTTTCTGATGCGGGAATTGCTTATTCCGTAAATAAAACAAAGGAGGAAACTGCACAATGAAGAAATTTTGGAACTTCGTGAAAAACGAAGATACCAACGAAACAGAACTGCTATTCAACGGCCCCATTTCGGAAGACACATGGTTCGGTGATGAGGTCACGCCTGCCCTGTTCCGTGATGAATTGAGCAAGGTCAAGGGTGATCTTACCGTCTGGCTGAACAGCCCCGGCGGTGATGTGTTTGCCGCATCGCAGATTTATACAATGCTCCGCAGTCACAAAGGCAAGGTCACTGTGAAAATCAACGCTCTTGCTGCATCTGCCGCTTCCGTTGTGGCGATGGCTGGTGATGAAACACTGATTGCACCGACTGCAATGCTGATGATCCATGACCCTGCGTGTTTTGCATCCGGCAACAAGGCAGATATGGAGAAAGCCATTGAACTTCTTGAAGAAGTCAAGGAATCCATCATCAACGCTTATGAGGAGAAATGCCACCTCAGCCGTGCGAAGATTGCGAAAATGATGTCGGAGGAAACTTGGCTGAATGCGAAAAAGGCATTGCAGCTCGGTTTTGTTGACGGCATTCTGTTTGCAAAGGAAAAACAGCCTGCGAAAGAACCCGAACAGGAGGATTCTCCCGAAGAAACAGAGAAATCCGAAGAAGAGGAAGATACCGATGACGGCAGTGATTTTGATGATGAGCCTGCCGAAGAAAATGAGAAAAAGCCGCAGAGGGATGCTGCATCGATGATGTACACACCGTCCCACACTGCGGCTTCTTTCATGCAGAAAATTTCTGCGTGTGATAAATCCGTACCCATTGCACAGCTGGACAAGCGTCTGGCTCTGCTGAAATAACAAGGAGGCTGATATATTATGACGATTCAGGAACTGAGAGAAAAGAGAGCAAAAGCATGGGATACCGCCCGTGATTTCCTCGATTCCAAGAGAAATGCAAGCGGTCTGCTTTCCGAGGAGGACGGCAAGACCTACGATGCCATGGAACAGCAGATCGTTGACCTCGGCAAGGAAATCGACCGCCTTGAGCGTCAGGAAAAGCTTGCCCGTGAGATGAGTGCTGCGACCACAACGCCGGTTGTGACCACTCCCGGCACACACATCGACACTCCCGAAACGCCCTCTACTGCAACTGCGGAATACAGCAAGGCTTTCTGGAACAATGTCCGCAACAGAAACTTTGCGGATGTAAGAAACGCTCTGCAGATTGGCGAGGACACCGAGGGCGGCTATCTCGTGCCGGATGAGTTTGAAAAGAAGCTCATTGCAGCACTGGAGGAAGAGAATGTATTCCGTCCCCTTGCCACAAGAATTCAGACAGCTCACGGCGACCGTAAGATTCCCGTTATTACCCAGAAGGGCGAGGCGGTCTGGATGGAGGAGGAAGAGGCATACACCCTCTCCGATGACGCTTTCGGTCAGATCGCACTTTCTGCTTACAAGGTCGGCACTGCTATCAAGATTTCCGAGGAACTTCTGAACGATTCCGTTTTCGATCTGCCGTCCTACATCGCAAAGGAATTTGCACGCAGAATTGGCACAAAGGAAGAAGAAGCGTTCCTCATTGGTGACGGTAAGGGCAAGCCTACCGGTATTTTTTCTGCCACAGGCGGTGCGGAAAACGGTGCGACAACGGCAGGTGCAACAATCACTTTCGATGATATGATCGAGCTGTTCTACTCCCTCAAGAGTACGTACCGCAAGAAGGCGGTCTGGGTTCTCAATGAGCAGACCGTCAAGGCTCTCCGCAAGGTGAAAGACAGCAATGGTCAGTACATCTGGCAGCCGTCTGTGACTGCCGGTGTTCCCGACACAATTCTCAATCGTCCCTATGTGACCTCCGTCTATGCACCCACTCCCGATGCAGGCAGTAAAGCTATCGCTTTCGGTGATTTCAGCTATTACTGGATTGCCGACAGACAGGGACGTTCTCTTAAGCGTCTGAATGAATTGTTTGCGATGAACGGTCAGGTCGGTTTCCTCGCCTCCCAGCGTGTAGACGGCAAGCTGATTCTTCCCGAGGCAGTTAAAACGCTGACAATCAAGGGCACTTCTACCGCAAAGGCGTGATGTGATGATTACACTGGATGAAGCGAAAAATTACCTGCGTGTCGATTATGAGGAGGATGACAAGCTCATCCTCTCTCTTCTTGATACGGCAAAATGTCTTGTAAAAGATGTTGGGCGTATGGACGAGGAACGATTCACAAGGTTTGAGGATACAACCCGAACAGCGGTGCTTTTCGCTTTGGGGTATCTTTATGAGAACAGGAGTAATCCCGATTATCACGGATTGACGATGAGCCTGCGTTCTATTTTATTCGCACAGCGGGAGGGCATTATCTGATGGATTTCAGCAGAATGAATCAGCGTATCACATTCCTTGAAAACCACACAGCCATTGATGAAATCGGCAACCACACATCCCAATGGGATGAGGTATATTCCTGCTGGGCAAGCGTTACCATAAAAAGCTCTGCCGAAACCACGAATACAGGAGTCACACGAGAAATTCAGTCCTTGTCATTCGGGGTTCGGCAGTGTGCTTTTCTGCGGTGTGTGAACCCCACTACTCATAAAATTCTGTTCCGTGGGAGTGTATATGACATTAAGTCTGTGACTCCCGACTATCTGAAAAATGACTATCTCACCATTGTTTGTGAGGTCAGAAAGGCAGGCGGTGACGATGACATCTATTGACGACCTTGCCGATGAAATCATGGCAGGTTTACAGGAATATGCAGACCTTGCTGATGAAGCAATGAAAAAGGCTGTCCGCAAAACAGCAACCACCGTCAAGAAAGAAATCGCCGCCAATGCTCCGAAAGACAGCGGTGCATACAGCAAAAGCTGGACTGCCAAGAAAATCAAGGAAAACAGCCACACCTTGCAGATGACTGTACATTCCAAGAACCGCTATCAGCTGGCACATCTTCTTGAAAAAGGTCATGCCAAGCGTGGCGGCGGTCGTGTACAGGGCAAGCCACATATCGCCCCTGCCGAGGAGCATGGTGCAGAACTGCTTGAATCCCTGATTACGGAGGAATTATCGTGACATACGAAGAAATTAATGACATGATGGCAGAGATGGGATTGCCCTATGCTTATCACCATTTTGCAGAGGGAGAATCCCCACAACCGCCTTTTC